AAGCCCTTTGCTTTTTGCATAACTAGTTTGGCTAATTTGGACTTCTCTCTTGAATCAATGACTAGCATTATGATACCTCCAACATTTTCCAACACAAAAGCCATCACTAATCAATTTATCACAATGGGGCGTATTGTAGTTATTGAATACTGTAAATCTTGCGTGTTTTCTCGTCTCGTTTTTATCCCAATCAAGCCATACCGAATCAGATTCAGAAAATACTCTTTCAAGTTCTTCAACCACTAAGTCCAGCACTTTCATTTTCTCTTGTCCTGACGATAAATCACGATAGCCCGAAAGCAAATCACGATACCAAGAAACAAGGTATGCTCTCGCCATATGCGAAGGATTCTCCGTCATTACCGCATTATGCAAACAGGGCAACATTGGGAGTTTTCCTACTGTATCGGGAACAGAAACCTCTCCTTCTATCGCCTCAATGGGGGGTGCATCGGGAAACACCACCTCATTTTTTCCTCCCTTTTGGAAGGGGATAAGGCGTGGCTCTTTAGCAATTTCAAGAATATCTTCAAGTTCACACATAAGGTCAAATCGGGTCAAGGGTATGCAATAATAGGGTTTGCCATTTTCGTCAGAAGATGACATATTCACCGTATTAGGAATGCGCCGTAATCTTGTTGTTTGCCCTACCCTATCATCAAGTGTATTTTTGCTACCGACTTTTGATGAGAGATATGCTTTAATTTCTCGGAAAAAGGTTTGAACATTTCTCATATTATTTGTTTTCTTACCAAACAGAAATAGATGAAACCCACGACCTGAGAAGAAAAGAGTATGCAAATAATCTCTTTTATGGACTAACTGCATTACCACTTTAACATCCCTCCAAGCCAAATCTAATTCATCTTCATGTGCATCAAAATCAAGAAAGATTCTATCAATAATTACTGAGGATTCCACCTTTGCTCTTTCCGAAAAGTGTTGGAAATCATAGACCGTAGTATATACATTCGTCCTGTTATTTTGAGCATTAATAAACTTAGCATAATCATTCCTCGCTAAGACGACTTTTCTTTTCATTTGAGGTGCGTTCTTGATGTGGCTTCCCGCCCATACTTCCCTCGGAAACTTCATTTGTATTACCTCCAAAATTAATTGTTGCTCCATTGAGCAATTGTTTGATTGTCATAGCAATTTCGCCGTTTAAGACTGTCATTACTGTTAATTTAAGCACATCTTCAAAATATGCTCCTACATAATCCTCTTTGATTCTCAAATCCTGAACCAGTTTAAATTTCTCAATAAGAGTCATTTCTGAGTAAATATCTTGCGATAGATTGGCTACTGTATCATTGAGATTAGAAATCTCATTGAATGTCCAATTTCTGCTAAGCACTTTCTTTTCAATTAATTCTTTCATCTAATTCCTCCGTTATTGTATATACATCACTTAAAATTTCATCTAGTTTAATTACATTAATAGGGTCAAATAAAACGTTATGTAATATTACTGGGTTTATATTAGGCCAATATATCATCAATAAATCATAAAAACAATCCATAAAATCATCTATCATTTATAGCCACGCATCCTCTTGTGCCGCAGGGCAAATACCATAATAGGAACAGTATTGAGAACAAGTGTTTCTCCAAAAACTAGTCGGAAATTCTCCTTGTTCATAAGTGTAGATTAACTTAGCAATATTATCCCAAAGAGCAGTCATTGAACGCCTCTTAACAGGTTCAACGGTAATATGGTTAGCAACGGGATAATACCAACCCCAATGACTAACCTCCATGTCTTTTGTCAATCCATGTTTTTCAAGCACTTCTTCGGGTGCATTCTCAATCATCAATTGATAAAAAGCCATTTCTTGGCGCATAGAAGATTCTTTACTATCTTTCCAACTGCCTGTCTTATATTCAAAGGGAATTAGTTTGCCGTTCTCAATAAACACACGGTCAATAATACCTTGAAGTCTCACTACATAGTCTCGTTGTAGGGGATATTTCTTACTCACATTTTGAGGAACAGTAATTTCACAATCAAACAGTCGCTCATTAATGACTGGCAAATACTCATCAACCCTTCCTTCGCTTCTTGCTTCAATGAAGCGTTGCGCTTCAAATGCCGCTACTGTTAATGAAACATCAAAATAATCGTCAACGGGCATTAACGATGTGCAGTATTCCAACACTTCGGAGTTATTCATAGTCTCGGCTTTTTTAACATCAAAGACATTAAAGAACTCTTCACGGTTGTTGTGAAGAATTGTTCCCTTTCTCATGGCTTCTGTTTGGTCTTGAGGTAATCTTTGAATATACGAAAATTCATATTTCTTATTGCACCAAGAAAATGCACCAACAAGAGAAGATTTACTAATCTTTAAAATTGGCTTTGATGGGTCGTCATAATTTTCTGGTTGCCAATCGTAAGTAAATGGCCTCATTGAGTTAATTCTTGCTTCATATTTTTCGTCTGTATTCATATTTTCACCACCATTCATCAAGGCTTACCTGTATTTTTCCTGTGCGTATGGCCGTTGTGTCCCATCCCATAGCCTTGAAAATAGGTTCCGCCTTCTTGATAACCTGTTGCGAATAGAAGCCCCAATCGGGACTACAACCCTTGAAATCCTCGTAGGTTATGCCTGATAAGTATTCCACTTCTCGCCTTTCTTGTGTTAAAGGATGGGTATAGAAATCATTTGCTCTTTTTACTTTTAAGAAGAGATAAGAGTCATCAAAATTAGCATTTTTCTTTTCCCAAGCATACAAAACACCAGCAATACCCGAACCAATCGTCGGCTTCTTTCCTTCAAGAGTAGTAAATTGCTTTGTTGGTGTGGCGCACTTTTCACAAACTTTATGCTTTAAATGAATACAATCACGCAAATGATACTGCGTCTTGCATTCGGGGCATTTTACTGTGAAACGATTTTGCCTTAGACGGCTTCTTTTGATAATGGAAGAGATTGGAATGTCTCCTTCATTAACAGATTTGAATGTTTCATACAAATATTTGGTAATTTCAGGATATGTTTTTTGTTCAACCCACATTTTGAGAGCATTTGTTTGCACCTCTTTTGCTAGTTTTGTTTCACTAACACGCTTTGCCGTAAAACCAGTCATACTAAACTTGGGCTTTTCTAACCATTCTCCATCTTCCCAAGATACTAGCCCTGCGTTTCTGTTTTTGGTTGTTCCAACACCTAATGCTGAATAATACTTCTCAAACTCAAGAACAACAGGATGATTGTCTAATCCCATTACATTAGGAAAACTCTCACGCACCTTTGCCTCAATCTCTTTAATTGATTTTTGTGCTTGTTCCACCGAATTTATCTGCACATAGATAGAATCTGTATGTCCATAAACTACTTTCATAGTATCATCTCAAAGTAAAAAGCATACCAACAGGTTGTTTTTGCATTTTAGCAACTTCATCTTGGAGTTCCATAATCTGTCTTCTAACTAATTGAAAAGAACGCAATTTAATTTCCAAGTCCTCTAGTTCTTCCTCTAAGTATTCCTTCATTTTCTTTATTTCTTTTAATGCTTCAAAGTAAAATTCTTTATCCTTCATAATACCACCACCAGTAATGTAATAATTGTTGCTATATTAACTACATTGACCATCATTAAAATTTTGTTGCTTCTGCTAATCATCATCAATAATTCCTCCAATAATTCATTCGTCCTGTCCATCATCATTTTCATTCACACCTTGCTCAATATCTACAATGATAGCGTTCCTTTTTAGATTATTCATCATCTGAAATATTTCTTTTACCTCTTGCATCGTTATTTCATAAGTTTCTTCTGTATCATAGGATAATTTAACAGTTATAAATTTAGTTCTCATGTTCAGTCCTCCAATAAGTTCTTTTGTTTCTATCATCTAAGATAGTAATTAATTTAGAATGTCTTGATAAATAGGAACCTATTGTAGTTGTATTTTCTAAATACCTTAAGGTTCTCATTTTTTCAATCATTCTATCTTTCATTTGTGCCGCAGAAAAGCCGTCTGGCATATTTGGTATTTCTTTATCAATTTTCTTACTTAAAAAACTATTCATTTTTCCACCTTACCTAAAGCCTCAAAAGATAAATAGTTGGCGCATAGAATAAGTAAAGGTAATCTGCAAACCAACTCACCATCTATTTCAATCTCAATAACATCTCTCTCAGACTTAATTTTAGAGAAATTTTGCGTGATATAATAGTGAATATGTTCGTATTCCTTTAACTTATCTCGCTTAACGAAAAAATCTTCTCTATTTGTTGAATAAAATTTCATACTTCCATCTCCTTTGCAGCAAAGGCCGCTAATCTAATTGCTTCTCTTGCACTTGCTGTAATACTTGCGGCTAAATCAACATCAGCCCATCCAAATCCTTGAAAAGCGACAATGCCATAAAAAGAAGCCATTAGACGCTTAACTGCCATTTGATTGTTATACCACTTCGCATACTCGCCATTGTCCGTTTCTCTTGCCTCTCGCATCAGTCGTTTATATTCATTTCGCAACTCCTTCAATTCAAGAACGGCTCTCGGCAAAAGACCCAATTTATCCGTTTTGTAATAGAGCATCTGCTCATGTTTTGTTTCGCTAAAGTCTCTCGGAGTAAGAATATTAACTGCAAATTCAGTCGGCTCTACTGACTTAGTTTCCCAACTGATATTGCGAGCAATCATCATTGAAGGGTATAGACCAGCAAAATCAAAGGCGGCTACATTCAAATGTAATCCATTTGTTCCTTCACTTAATGGGTCATAAATCATCGCACCTTCATACTCTTCTCTTTTATCCACTTTGCTTCCCGTTGGTGCTTTCCACCAAGCATTTCGCATAAAGTAAATAGAGCCCATATGGCTTGCATAAAAACAAGCATCAAATGGTGCTTTCAGTAATCGTTGAAGAGAAAGGATTGCTTCACTACAAAAATTAGTTTCGTCAATTTCAACCATCAATTCAACATCTCTCAAAGCATATTGAAGATAAGTCGCTGTATCTTCTAACCAAGCCCTGCGATAAAATTCGTTGGAGTCGGGAAATTTTTCCGAGACTAACTTCTTTTTATCAAGAACCGTTTCACCGATATAATCAAGAGAAAGAGAAGGTAGTGTTCCTCTTTGAGAATCATTCCATTGTCTTTCAAATGCCAAGTCCAATGAAAGCGTAATTCGTCCACCAATAGGTTGTTCAATTGGAGAAAAACCTTTCTCCGAATATTTGAACTCATAGCCGTCTTTTACAGACTTAACTCCCTTGACTGTTGCCGTTGGTGAAATAATGCGAGGGTCAAGACCCACCGCACAAGCCCGTTCAAATAACTTAGGTAAATCAGCAAAATGACCGAACCAAGCAATCAACATATCGGGGTCTTTTACAATCATGGTGTTCATAAAATCCTCAATCATTTCTTCCTCTGAAGGGAAACACCGCAAACCACCATTGGGAACTATTGAGGTTTCCGATAAAGAAACTAAATCAACTCCATTTATTCCTGTATCTTCAGGCCACCAGACCCATTGAATATATTCTTCGTCGTAGTTATCATAAACAACGATTGTAGTCAATTGGTCGTGATAATCACCGCCTTGTTGCCATTCCATATCCCAATACCACTTACGCATTTTGTATTCAGGCATTTCATGTAATTCATCTACACAATACCGAAAGTGAAAAGGAACATCGGCTTCATAGGTTTCACCGAACATATCCTTTGCTTTTCTCAAATCGTGAGAAGTCTCAACAATGACTTTCTTCAATGGCTCGTTGTTAAGATTAACCCAATCACCGCGAACATACTCAAATTCCCGACTAATATATTTACTCGGCTTATATTCAAATGGTTCTGCGCTGTCTTCTTTTACATAAAAATAAGGCCGAAAGGGAACAATCTCATGTTTCTTCTCTCCATTTTCTCTCCAAGATTTGTATATTCTATTTCCATCATTCATTCTACTAATTATCATTATTATTCACCCTGAAATATGTGGTGCTTTCAACAGTATTCTATCACTTGCTACTACTAAAAGAGGAAAGTCATCTTTTAGATAAAAGTTCAACATCTGGTCTTTCTCAAAGAAAGCATAGATTGGTGAACTAAACTCCATTGTAGCAGGCTCTCCCGTAGGAAAAGCAGGAGTTATCGTTTCTTCATATTTGTTCGTAACATTTTGGCGGGTTGAAACATTCAACACACCGTTATTGAAATCAAACTTATATACTCCACTTTTGACTAATTCACAGGCTTTAAGTGCATCCTGCAATTGTCGTTGTGTAAGAGTAAATGCTCCTTCAAACTTAGATTTACCAAAGTTAAAAAGAGTCTGCGGCTGAATCTCATATGAAACTGGATTCAACATATTTTGAATTCTTGCGATAGCATCAGCATTCGGGTGATTAACTACCAAAGGAATAGAAGCCTTCTTTGTTCCACAATTGATGACAATAAAATCACCAACGGAAAAAGTAATATCTTCTCCACCAAAATTTTTCAAATAAGGAATGACAGTTGCGCTATCAAAACAAACCCTGCCTTGTTCTTCAACAGTAGCATTAAGGCTAATTTTAACACAAAAGGTAGCGTTTCCATTCCAAATTTCAATAGAAGCAGTATCAGCCACCAAATAAGCATAAGTGCCAAAATTGGTTGAGCCAAATCCACTATTCGTTGTTCCTTTGCCTCTCACTTGAACGCTTTCTAATGCTTTCTTTAGGGTATTACTATCAATTGTAAATTTCAAATCAATCCCTCGCGCAGTTCAGGAATACCGTCCCAAGAAACATTCCCATTACCAATAGTTAATGTTTCCCAAGTTTTGCCAACTAATTTAGTATTAGTTTTACTGCTTAAAAGTTCTGCTTTATAAACAACATCATTCTTTTTGCGTGTCCTTTTTGTTGAAATTATTTGATGCAAATAGTCGCCCCAGTTATGCCAATTTGGTTTAGAACCAATAACTTCACCTGTTGCTCCATAATCGGCTTTAGCATGAGTAATGTAAATTTGGTCACAATTAAGATTTTTACACATCAAAAGAAGAGAATAGAATGGAGCATTTCTTTTACCCCATTCAAATTTCATTTTTTGTGGTTTTCCAATTTTTGAAGAACCTGTCACATTTAATGTGCAACAATCTAACCATTTATCTACACCATCAAATACAAAGAGACAATTTTCTCCTTGTTCAATTTTTGATTTAACAAATAAAACAAAATCTTCCGAATTTGCTTCAGACTTTTGAATATCTAATTCACCATTTTTATTTCGCACTTCTGGATTCCATAGAGTAATTCTGCTTGTCATATTATGATTTTGCCTCCATGTTGGTTCGCAACCATCATCCCAATCTAAAACATAAATATGTTTATCAGGACAATCAAGAGCCAAACCACTTTTGACGGTCTTTGGTTCTCCCCAAATACCACAAATGATTCTATTATTTCTAGCGAGTCTGCCCTCAACCTGTCTTTCTAATTTATCCTTGAAGGCATGAACTCTTGCGTTATTTGCCATTTCTTCATTAATTTTTATTTCGCTTGTCAATCCCATGTTATCACCATGCTAATTCATCTATATTAAGGTCTAATTTTTCTCCTTTCACTTCCGACCAAGTTTGAAGTAAAGTTTTCAAGTCTTCTGCCGATTGACACATATATCTTGTTTCTTTAGAACCAATGTGCAACTTAGCCAAATACTTACCTAAGTCTCTTTCATTTTCGCTCCAAGTGATAAAATCTACATCTTTCAAATCAACGAGATAACTTGTTTCTTTAATTAAAAATCTTTCGTTCTTTATATCATCCATGTTTTTCCCCTCCAAAGGGAAAGGCTTCGCACCTCTATGGCCGTCATTAACGCCAACGACTACACAATGGATGGTTTTTAATCAAAACCAGTCAAAGTCCTCTTCAACAGGAACAGAAACCTCAACGGCTGAACCATGACGAACTGTGCAGTAAAGACCAGCAACATTGATTGTTGTTGGTTCAACCCCTTCATCAGTTGTTCTTTGGCTTGTTCGGCCAATAACAATGACAGAAGAACCAATACCAAAGTCAAGCGTCAAATGCTCAGGAATCCAGCAAGTAGTAATACCAGATTCGTTAGAATCATAATCCATCTCTGCATTCAAGTCAGTTAGATTGATGATTCTGTTTCCGTTCTTTGTTGGAGTCATGTTCATATTGCACACCGTTCCGTCTGTGATGACATATCGTTCCTTTGAAGGAAGTGCTTGGCGTTCAATGTGAGCCTTATCCATATCAACAAGAGGAACAAGATGCGATTCAAAGTTTTCTCGCAGACAAACCTCAAAGTCAAATGAAGACATATCACGATAAAGTTCATTATCGGGATTCATTTCCGCATTAAGGGAAAGACTGTTAAGAGTCAAATCCTTAGCACCATAAATGTCAGTTCCGTTGTCGTTAGCAACACAAAGGAAATGCACCCATTCAAAAGTGTTTGGTGCAAAATCAACACCGGCTTGATTTTTGTAAGAGAAATAATATGGCTTCATTTCTCCCGTTCCGACAGAACCAAAGAAAACACCGCTTCGTCGCATTTGTTCTGCTGGAAGAGGCTTACCGTAATTATTGTTTTTACCACCATTCATGTAGGTAGGTGTATTATCCAAAGGAATAAAGAAATTGCTATGTTCCGTAGATTCTTCTGCACCCGCAGGTAAAGTAGAAATAGTCTTCTCATTGTATTCTCCATTGTGATAGCGAGACACAATCCACTTACCAAGAGCATTTTGTGAAGCAATAGCCACAATACCTTTTTCAAGGGCATTGTCAGCATCACGCATATACTCTTCTCTTGCTTTCATTCTGTTCCAAGCCATCATATCTCTTGGAGCATCTAACGATACAAAGAAACCAAAGGCCGCTTTGTAGAAAGAATCGTTATCCTTCTTTTCACCACTATCGTTATTCTGTGTCCTCTTCACATTTGCAACAAAGTTTCTCCAAAGACCCTTTGCGATAGGGTTGGTTGCTTCAATGTTGTTTTCGGAACAAATCTCTTCAAACTTGTTCTTCGCTTCTTCAACGCTCAAGCCGATAACCTGTGCGCCCTTTTCAATTTCTGCTTTCATGTTTTCGTCCATGTTCTTCACTTCCATATTTATTTTTTTCTTTGTTCAATTCTATGATAGTTGGCTAATTAGCCAAGATGCTAAAACCTTTGGAGTCATAGTGGTTGAACGCCATTCGCTTTCTCCTATGGTTCTTAAAATTTTGAATTTGACATTACTTTCTAATTCAGTTTGAATAACTGCATCATGTAAGCCAATACAGATTTCACGGATAGTAAATCCGTTGTGTAAGAAATCATGTATCGTGCTTAATGCGAAGTTATCTTTATTGACGATTTTCATTAACAATTTTTTGTATTCATTTAATCCTGCATCAATTTGCGTTTTGAGGGTGGAATTGCTTGCTTTTGCCGCTTGGAGTTCCGTAATCGCCCTCCGCATATCACCATTCATCGCATATATAAAGGAGTCCAATTCATCTTGGGAAAATCGGGTTATTTCTTCAGCCTTGAGAATTGAAGTTAAAACTTCCAAGACTGCCTCATTAGAGAGTGGCTTAAAATGATAATTTGCACAGCGACTTTGTAATGCAAAGATAATCTTATTTCTGTCGTTGCAGGTAATAATAAAACGAATATTGCTTGCATATCGTTCCATAATGCGCTTTAGTGCATTTTGAGCATCGGTGGTCATACCATCCATCTCATCTAATAATACAATTCTAAAAGGTGCATCCCCAATTGTTCCGCTTTGTGCGATATTCTTAATCGTAGTTCGCACATTTTCTAATCGTCTATCATCCGAAGCATTCACTTCAACAAAATTATCTTGAAAGGAATCACCCAAGATTTCTCTTCCAATCACTAATCCTGCGCCTGTTTTACCATTTCCAGGATTTCCGTATAACAAGATATTAGGCATATTGTTTTCTTCAACCCAGCCTCTTGCATCAGATACAAAGTGTTCTTGTCCAATTATTTCATTTAATTTATTTGGTCTATATTTTTCCGTCCATAGCATTTTTATTCCTCCACAACTGTATATATTTTTGTTTTGTTAGATAACCTATCAAAAACAACAAAAGGCCGTCTTTTTAAATATTGTGCTAATATATCTGTTGTGATACACATTGTGCTCAATTTTTTAATTCCAAGCAATTTAGTTCTTAGGGTATTGGCTGTCATTGGCCCATCCTTTTTAAGAATTTTTTCTGCTTCTTTCATCATTACTTTCTTTCCTGTTCTTCTAGGCATAATATTCCTCCAATAATGTTTGTGTGGCTATTATTGGCGTAGTTTTCTTTCTACGCTGTTTTTCACCGATTTTAAGCAATCGGCATTCAGCATTGTTAAGTTTCTTTTTTGCCTGTTCTTTGAATGCTTCATCTTTCAATAAAGCAGGAAGAAGCCTTTGGTTCTTAACTCCAAGCCTTCTTGCTAGTTTTGGTATTTGTGAATATGCTCTTCTTTTTGGCATATTCAATTGTCCAACAAAAGAACCCGTATGAGAATAGGCAAGCATCTCATAAAAGTATCTTTGACTCCATCTTCGTTTAACTCTCCCATCAACAAAAATTAATCTGTTAGGGTGCATATTTTCAGACAACCACGATAAAATCTGTGTATCTGATGGTTTGTTAAACAGTAAAATTTTAGCAACCAAATCTCTATTTCTCTCCTTGAGGAAACCGTTCACAATAGAATAAGTATCTCTATCTAAAGAGAAAGGAGTTTCGCTATTCGGAGCGATTGCTTTGATTTCTTCCTCAAGAAAATTATGAGAACCTGCTCTTTTAATTTTACACATATCCTTAATTTCTTTGGGAACAGACTTTTGGTTAATAGAAGTCAATACTACTTGACCACGATAATTTCGTATGATGTGCAAAATTGCTGACTTATCAGGTTTGTAATGCACATCTTCAATAACGATACCGTTCTCCACAGGAAACGAACCCACATCAAAATCAATATCGTTTGCATATAGAACTATTGGGTCATTTACGAATGTAAGTGCCTTTGTTGATTTCCCAGTTCCAGTTTTGCCTGTTAGTAGGATTGTTCTATTATCATTATTTCTATTTGTTAGTCCCATTAAATGACCCCTTTCAATTCAAATATTCTATCAAGTCCACTTGATGTTCTATGTTTATTCTCTGATATTAATTCTACAAGTTCTCTAAATGTTCCCCATTCTCCTTTTGCATCAGGTAATACAGGAACTAATTCTGTCAATTTATACAGATTTTTGATTCCACCAATCTTTAGAATAGGCTTTGGTCTTGTCTTTGACTCTTTTTCTTTGTAAGAAGAAGTAATCTCATGTTGAAGAAGTGTTCTTTCAACGGCTCTAAGAAATGATTCTTCAGCACGAAGGATAATTTTCACCCTTACACGATAGCCAATTTGAGAATCACTTGCTCTTTCAATATTAAAATCCAACTTACCAGCAGTTAGCAAGATACCAATTAACATATCTTTACTATACATGAATATCAGTCCTGCATATATTCTGTATTTGACGGCCAATAGCCATTAGGTGCAGTATTTGTTTCAAGCCAAAAGAAGTGAGCCGCAGTTAAGCGAGACTCTCCCCTGTCAATTGCGTTTTCTTCTGCGTTGCTAATAAGGTTGGCAATCGCTGTTTCAACCCATTGAGTAATAAAATACTTTGCCTCATTTGAAACTTGAAGGTCTGTTGTTTCTTTAATTAACTGAGTCACATTAATTTTGGTAGTAGGTTTTGGTTTCTTATAGGCAGGCTTTTCAGGAACAATGATTTGATTATCCTTAATATAAGGACAATACTTCTGTAAAACTAACTTGGGTCGGCCTTGTTCATGTAGAATATTTTTTAGATGGGCATAGCCATCCTCATCAATTTTTAAACACCTGTAAGTTATCGCATCAATAATTGTCATTTCTCCTTGTTGAATCATTCATCATCCCTCGCTTGTTCAAGAATAGCCTTAATCAAAGAAATATCTTTTCCGCTTTCAATGAAACTGAGAGCAGTTAGAAGAACCTGTTGCATATGTTCATTCTTTTCAAGTTCCGATTTCAAGTTAAGATTTTGAATAATCTTTTGCTTGTGGTTTCTCACCATGTAATCTTCTTCTCCTAATGCTTGCTTCAAAACAAATCTGCGATGATACAGCCTCTCTAAATGTAGCATACCAGTTTTCATTCTAGTAAATACTATTCTAATTGCCCTGTCTGTTTGCTTCATACTCATTTCAGAAATTTTTCTGCAACGCCCATGTTCGTCTGCAAAATACTTCGTATTCCATACCGCATTTCCTTTTTCATTTATCATTCTAATCTCTCCACATCATTCAAGGTATTAATATCCGCAACAAATTTATCATCACGAATACGGACACATCTTGGGAACCTTAGACCCAAGTTTCCTTTTTCATCACGGCTAACCAAATCAGCCTTAACTTCAAGAATAACAACAGGCGAAACAAAAAATCGCCCGTTGTCAAAGGATTCAACATTACGCCGAAGCGTATTGGTGAGGTTGATTAAATCACTATCCGAGAAGCCCGTTCCACACCATCCGACGCTGTGATAACCATTATTAGCCCTCACGCCTAACTCGTAAGTGCCGAAAACATTTGACCGCTTACCTTCCCCGTATTTTGCAGAGAGGATAACAACATCAAGATTAATCTGCGGAGGTTTATATTTAGCCCAGAAAACGGAGCGTTTTCCTGATTGGTAAGGTTGGCTTGCATCCTTAACGATGATTCCTTCAAACCCTTCGTTGATTGCTTCATGGTAAAAGGCCATAATGTCGCCCTCGGTGATTCGGTGCGCTTGATTCGGCAAGTCTTTCATCTTCTCTAAGCGTTCCGTGTATGACAAATCCATGACTGTTTCATTATTCAACATGAGACAATCAAAAATAACCCACTTAACTTTGACTCGTTCCATAGCCTCTTGAACATTCTTTGAATGAACCCTTGTTCCCATTTGCTTATGAGGTGCAGGTGCGCCATTTTCCAAGATAGGATAGATTTCACCATCAAGAATCGCATTTTCAACATCATACTCTTGAACCAATTGAACAACATCAGGGAATTGCTGAGTTACAATTTTACCTTTACGATTAAAAATCATAGTCTTATCTCCATCAATGTGAATTTGATAGCGATTTCCATCATATTTGTAATCAACAACAAAGTTAGTCGGCCACTTATTCATCGGAACTTCTTTCGCAAGCATTGGTTTGACGAACTTTCCATATGTTAGATTGCATGGAGGATTAGAACCCGCAACATAATGAGAAACAACTGTTTCAATTGAATTGAAGTTCAAATGTTTCTTTACATCTGCTTGCTTCTTATTATAGTGCTTGGCGATAATCTTCGCAACCGTTCCTTCATTGATTCCGTTTCGTGGTGTTCTTAGCATATAGCGAATAAACCATCGTCGTGCATTTGCAGACATAGCCAAAATTGATTCTTCAAGAATAGAAAATTCATTAGAATCAATTTTTCCGCAGTTCATGTTCAAAATACGATGAACATACTGAACAGAAAAATTTCTTTGTTTTTCTGCTGATGGGTCAAGGTGATAAATTGCTTCGCCCAAATCATCGTGAGCATACATCAATCCATCAATCTCATCATCAAAAACATCAAAGATTTTAGCCATCCATTTCTTTGCCTTTGCTAAACCGAGGCTATTTGCTTCCAGTTTATCTTTGTCAAGAATCTGCAAAACCAAAGAAGAACTACTCTTCTCCGTCGTGAATGTTTCCAAGTCCCGTGAAATCCGACTTATCTGTTGAGTCGGTGTCAATTGGTCTGTCGCTTGTAGCATTCTGCTCATATTTTCCCATGTCATTTTCAATCATCTCCTTATTGTTATTTATTTCTCTAATCAGTTGTTTTAGAAGCCTACTGATTCTTCCTTCATTCTTCTCCGAATAAGTCCACATAGCATTTGCTAGATAAACCCAATCACTCTTCTTCATTGTTTTCCTCTCCTTCTAGTCTTTGAAGGAGTCGCAAGAAATTCATCATTAATTGCTCAACAACCCTCACTTCTTCGTGCATTTCCATTTCCATGAATCTATGCAACATATGAATCAATGATGCTTGGGTAATGGCTGGTGCTAATCTTGCTAGAGAATCATTTGAATAGATTTCCCAATAGCAAACAAAAGAGGCTCTCGCCAAATAGTTTCCATTAACTACATCATTATATCCTGAATTGAAGTGGTCAAGGGCTAGTCCCTTGAGGTTCTTCTTCAATTGTTTAGCCCAAGAATCAAACTTCTTATTATTTGTAGTAATTAAATATAGTTTATTCATTAAT